TCTATATACAAAGCAATTATATCAGACGTACATACTACTACAATTATAAAAAAATCATTATTTATTATCTTAAATTATTGTAAAAAAAATAAAATTAACGATAGTATAAAATTAAAATTAGTATCAAATGCTTCAAATTATCAAATTAGAATGATAAATCACTGTAAGGATATAATGCATCTAGAAGCATTCTATTATTCAGTAATAAATATATTAATCAATATAAACTAAACAAATAAACAAAACCTAACTAAAATAAAATATGCGTTTATAATAAGCAAAATGCTTAATACCGATGTATGTGAAATAATATGTAACGAATTAGATACTAATTCGATTAAAAATTTAATAAATTTTAAAAATAATTTAGGTTTTGTTGCGTCACATATATATCATAAAAAGCAAAAAGCGTCATATAAAATTCAATTATGGTGGAAAATAATGTCATCAATATTAAAAACTTTTGGCAAAACAAAATGTTCACAATGTAAGAAAGTCATAATAGGCACTGCTTGGAAACATAGATTATGGAGTGCTCATCCAGATAGTGATGAATATATAATAGATGAAACTTGTTATTATTGTTGGAAAAAGAATGGATTTATTAAATATAATGAACCTCGCCAGACGTTTATATACAGAAAATTAGGTGATAAAAAACAATCTATCGCTGGATTTATGTGGATGGAAAATGACAATCCATTTAATAATTCATAATCGATTTATAATCGATTTATATCTTTGAATAATGGAATAATGACGGTTATTTTTAAAATTGATTCTATTTTTAAAATCATATTAAATGCAATCAACACAAAATATAATTGAGTTTGTTAAAAATCAACGATCCATATATAATTTTGCGACTTTTTCAAAAAGAAATGATATACTAATGGCAATAAAACATTATGTTTTATATGGACAAGTGATTGAAATTGTTCACGAAGAAGATATCACAGGTAGTCCCAGAAATGATTTTGATTATGATTATTATTTTATAAGATTAGATGATAAAAAAAATTTTCATAAACATAAAATAATGGAAATCAAAACATCATATATGAGTGGGTTGACTGGTCAACCGAAAGGAACACCGTCAAAGTTTGCTGACCAGATATATGAAGTACATTTTCACAATGATATTAATATTTATGAAGAAATTAATAATCTAATTTCAAAACAGACAATAGAAGAAGATATATATGTATATAGAGGTGCGGATATAGGAACATTTTATAACAAATTAAATATTATTGATAAAGAAAATGCTATAGATAATTTTATTAAATTTATAAATAAAAGTCTAATATAAATTTATTCTAAACATTACATAAAAACACAAATATTTTTATATAAATAATTCATCAATATAATTTACATAAATAATTCATCAATGTAATTTACATAAATAATTCATCAATGTAATTTACATAAATAATTCATCAATATAATTTTTATAAGAATCTGAATCCGAATCCGAATCAATATTCGAAGATACATTTTTTTTATTTTTTTGGTCTTTTTTATCTACTTCGCCAAATTTATTCATATATGATGCAACATAATCACACCACTCTTCAAGAGTATCCTGAATCTTCAAGTAATATAAACCAGTAAGAATTCTTGGAATATAATGGTTTTTAGATGTCATATTGTGATATTTTTTTATAAAATTAATTTTATCATCTGCATTTTCATTTAGGTATGCAAATATAATTTGAAGTATTTCGTGTTCAACTTCAATTTCATGAAATTCAGTACATTCTTTGTTCAAAGAATTAATATCTTTTATAAGATCACTTTTTAACGCCAATGATGACGGAACTGATACGGTAAAACCATCAGTTGAGTTGATTGTGTAATTTTCCATATTAAATTTAATATATAGATATTTTTAAGTAAATTCAATTTTAATAAATTTTAAATTTATAGTTTATAATATAATTTTATTTTAATCAATTGTCCATTTAAATGCCCTAGTTCAATAACCTATTTAAAAGTTATATAGTTTATTATTATTATTATTATATAATGTATGAATTGATTTATTTTTTAGATACTATTTTTTACCTTTGTAATTTAATATTTTGTTTCATATATGCCGTTAAGTTTAATAATTTTTTACTTATTTTCTTATCTGCCTTATCAGAATATAAACTCGGACTTATAGCTCATGAAGGATGTCATAAAGCTATATCGAAATGGTATGGGAAATTATATGACTTAGTGTTTTCATCTTCTGAAATGTGGATACAAAAACATAATAAAACTCATCATATTTATATTATTTCCTTTATTTAGATGGAATATATACGGAATTTTATTCTATTTATTTCACAATATCCTTGTTGGATTGTTATATGGCGTTATTTTTTCAGTTAGTCATGTCAATGAAAAAGCATTATTTAATCATAATGAAACAAATTTTGAAAAGATACAATTAAATGAAACAGCAGATTGGTCTCCAGGAAGTAAATTTTGGAATTATATTACAAACGGTCTGAATCATCAGGTAGTACATCATTTGAAATCAAATATATCTAGTTTTCACTACCCAGAAATATCTGCAAAAATATCTGAACAATATGGTGAAAATTATAAAACATTCAAAAATATTTTATATGCAATTAAATCTAATTATAATTACATGAAAAAATTAGGGAATTTTAAATGTACAACTGGTTAATAAATTATTGATTAAAATAAAATTTTATGTGTATCTATATACTACATATAAATTGCCATTTTAATTCAGTACATATATCCTTCCATATCTTGTCTTGTAAATGTAATTTTTCACGACTTTTTAACAATGGAAAACACATTAAAAAATCATCTAATTCAAGTAATTCGGCAAATTTATGTAATACATATGAATAAGATAAAAAGTTTTTTCTTCCTTTTGGACATACCTTTGCAAATGGACCTTGTATTTCTTTAAACATAACACGTAATTTTTCCTCTATATCTTTACTAATTATAGGCGGAGGTAAACCATTAATTATATTTATAATATAAGTTCTATGTTCATAATACTTATTTAATTTTAATTTTTTTAATATTTCTTTTAGTCGGATAGGTGTTAATTCAGATGTATCGTTTTTATTTTTTTTTATTTCTAAGGTAATCTTATTTATAACTTCGTGTGGTATTTCAGTACTTTCCTTTGCTTGAAATTGTGCCAACCATTCATTGAAATGATTTATTTTTTTGTATGCAAAATAACTTATTTCAATAGGTGGTTCTTTATATGATGGTTTATCACTATCTATTATAATATATTTCATTGAACCACAACTTGGACACGCAACATAACCTTCTGAATATACTATATTACACTCGACATCACATTTTTTACAATAATATGCATTTAAATTATCTTCTTCATCTTCATTAAAAGTAGCGTGATTTATATCAACTATATTCATATATTCTTTGAGAAGTTGAGCTCTTTGAAATTTATGTTGTGTTGTTATAAAATTTTTCATAGTTTGTGTTGTTGTACCATCATTTTCGTCTAATTTCGAATCATATATAATTTCATTAAGTGACGAAACTGGTTTATTATCAGATATATTTATATTAATTTCATCATCTTTGTAAATTATTTTATTTGCATTTACATTTGCATTTGCATTTACATTTGCATTTGCATTTACATTTGCATTTACATTTGCATTTATATTTGCATTTACATTTGCATCATTTGCATTTACATTATCATTGATTTTTGGTTTATTTTTTTCAAAAAAATCTGTAATAGATTTTGTGTTTAAAGAACTATGGATACAATTTTTATTGGATTTTGTTTTTGTTTTATTTATTTTAGGTTTAGATTTAATGTTATCAAAATATTTATAAAGAATATGTGATGTATTGATAAAATAGTTATCTTCTTCAGACCCACTCTCAATTTGTTTTATTTTATTTTTAATTTCTTTGATATCATCTTCAATATCTAATTTTTTTAAAATATCACACTTTTCAAGTTGTTCATTTGGTATAAAATCTTTTAATTTTTTATTTTTTATTTCGATTTCTTGTTTTAATTCTTTAATACTCTTTTTTTTATCATTAAATTTATTAATAATTTCTTGATGTTTTGCAGCAATTGTTAATGATGAATTATGACCGGGATTTGACATTCTTTAAATAGTAAAGATATACTTAAAGGAGTCAAACCTTTAAGTATTTTCTTTAAGTCCCTTCTACGATAAAATAAACGAATCAATAAAAATGTGTGTTAAATATTCATTATAATTTTAATTTTAAATAATAATATTAACATTAATATGAATAAAGGTTCGTCTAAAGCAACTTCACCCAGAATTAATTCGAATAATCCAAAACATCCAATTAATTCCAATAATCCAAATAATCCAAATAATCCAAATAATCCAAATAATCCCAATAATCCAATTAATTCCAATAATCCCAATAATCCAATTAATTCCAATAATCCAAATAATCCAAAAAAAGTTGCTACAGATAAAATTCATACAAATAACAATATTAATAAAATGATGTTTATATATAACGCTTTACAAGATGGATGGACCATAAGAAAGGTATCTGATGATAATTATGAATTCACAAAACCTAATATAAAAAAAAATGTTTCTCATACAAAATTATCATTAAAACAATTTATCAAGGGAAATTTAGTTGATGTAGGCGATGATATATGTTAGGAATTAAATTTGATATCCGTATCATTGATTAAATTATTTCCTAATAAGATATTAATATGGGTGGTGGTATTCTACAATTAGTTGCATATGGGGCACAAGATTTATATATTACTGGAAATCCCCAAATAACTTTTTTTAAACTAGTACATAGAAGACATACTAATTTTGCTATTGAATCTGTTGAACAACCATTTGATGGTGGGATAAATTTTGGAAAACGTGCTACATGTTCTATCGCTAAAAACGGCGATCTTATACATCGTGTATGGTTACGATGTACTCTTCCATCGATACCATCTTGTGCTACAAGTGCAACCCCAACAGATGATGAATTGAATAGTATGGCGTGGTGGATTTCAAATGTAGGTCATTCTCTTATTAAAAACGTCGAACTTGTTATAGGGGGTCAATTAGTAGATAAACAATATGGTGAGTGGTTACATATTACCAATGAACTTTCAAATAGTAGAGCAAATAAAGAATCATACAGTGAATTAATTGGTTCCATAGATGGGATTACAACTGCAATTAAGAACAGACCTATTCTCACGGATACATATATGAGTAATTATTCGGTCGACAATCTTGGTTATGGTATAGTAATAAACGGTAATAATAATACTTTAAAATTCACCGTTGATAGTGTTTCTAAAACTGCAACAATTACACCAGGTGTCTATACACTAAGTAGTTTAGCAACTGAAATTAAAACTCGAATGGATAATGCATCAAGTCTTACATTTACTGTAGGTTATGATACTACAAATACCAATAAATTAAAATTTGATAAATCTGGAACTACATTCACTATAAATGGTGAAGATGCTAGTTGTACAATAAGAGAAGTAATAGGTTTTAATGTAGCATCAATTTCTGCTGCAAATTCAGTAACTGCACCAAATGAAGTTAAGAAAACACCAATCGGTTCAACATCTAATGGTTTCAAGAGTATTCGTGATGATTTATCCAATGGTAAAAATGTCGTTGATTCAAGGGAAGTATATATACCATTACAATTTTGGTTCTGTAAGCATCCAGGATTATCATTACCATTAATAGCATTGCAATATCACGATGTTAAGATAGATGTTGAACTAAATAAAATAACAGATTTATATTATGGATATGACGGAACAGTTGATGGAAGTGGTATTGGTTCGCTAACAAATTGTTCATTGTGGGTAGATTATATATATCTCGATACTGATGAAAGAAGAAGATTTGCCCAATCAAAACACGAATATTTAATAGAACAATTACAATATAATGGTGAAGAGAAGATATCTATATCAAATCCATCAATCGACCTTAATTTGAATCATCCTATTAAGGAACTTATCTGGGTTGTTCAAAGAGATTCGTGGATCGGAAATACTACCGCGACTGGCACTGGTTCCACCACAAGGGGAAAAAGATGGGACAAACAATGGACTACATATGAAGAATATAATACATCCGTTTCTGGAGATGATAAACTCCCAATTGAATATAAATATAAGGGAGGTAAAAATCCAGTTTTGACATCAAAATTAATTTTAAATGGACACGACAGATTTTCAGAGCGTGATGGTATGTATTTTAATATGGTTCAACCATACTCACATCATACATCAGTACCATCAGATAAGGGAATAAATGTATATTCATTCGCACTTCAACCGGAAGAACATCAACCATCAGGAACATGTAATTTTAGTAAGATGGACAGTGCAACATTAAGAATGACATTAGTCAACAGTAATCCCGCAAAAGTCAGAGTATATGCACTTGGATATAATATACTAAGAGTAATGGGAGGTATGGGCGGTGTAACATATACTAATTAAATAAAACTAATTTTGTATACTTAAAATATACATATTTTGTTATATACAGTATTTATTTTGGTTTAAAGAAATAAATACTGTTAAATGTTTAAATTAAATTAATAGATTAATTTAATTCAATTCTTCAAAATTTTTTTCTTTGTCTAAAATATAAAAATGGGAGGAGGTTTAATGCAACTCGTAGCTTATGGCGCACAAGATATTTACCTTACCGGTAACCCACAAATCACCTTCTTTAAGGTAGTATACAGAAGACACACCAACTTCGCAATGGAAGCTATTCCACAAACATTCGACGGATCCGCCGATTACGGAAAGAGAGTATCATGCACTATTCCAAGAAATGGTGATCTCGTAGGAAGATGCTACCTTCGTGTTAAAATGGCTGCATTTGGTGCAGTTGATAGTGATGTTAGAAGACTTGTTAAGAACTGTGAACTTGAAATTGGAGGACAAAGAATCGACAAACAATACTACTTATGGCAAGCAGCATGGCAATCACTTACATACAGTCAATCACAAAAAGAAGCAATGTCAATTATGTCTGTATCCACAGCCGCTTTAGATTACTACTACTTACCACTTGACTTTTTCTTCTGCAGACACGCTGGACTTGCCCTTCCCCTTATTGCACTTCAATACCACGAAGTTAAAGTTATTGTTGAATTAGCTAGTGCAGTTACAGATCTCAAAATCAACAGTAATGTAGCTACTGTTGTTACTGGTGGTGCTATAAGTTCTTGCGAACTTCTTGTAGATTACTTCTACCTTGATACTGATGAAAGAAGAAGATTTGCCCAAGTATCTCACGAATATCTTATTGAACAAGTTCAACATACTGGTGTTGAAACAATGACAGCAGCTGGAAGCAATAATGTAACACTTAACTTTAACCACCCAGTTAAAGAACTTGTATGGTGTCTTGATGCTGCAGGAAATGGAAATGCAACTACTGCATCATACTTCAGTACAGCTAAACTTCAACTCAATGGACACGATAGATTCAGAGAATTAGATGGAGATTACTTTATGCACGTACAAGCATTCCAACATCATACTGGACCCGCAGGTTCAGCTCCAGGAACAGGAGTTGTACGTGCAGCAGGAGCAGGTAAAAGAACTAATGCAGATACTGGATACTATAGTTACTCATTCGCTATCAAACCAGAAGAACATCAACCATCTGGAACATGCAACTTCAGTAGAATCGATAACGCTACACTTCAACTTACTCATGCAGGTACAGCAACTGATCTCTGGGTATTCGCCCACGGATACAACGTACTCCGTGTAATGAGCGGTATGGGTGGTCTCGCATACAGCAACTAGATTGTTTGTAATTACTATTAAAATATTCACTATAACATAACTGAGTTATGTTAATTATTTGATTTTAAAAATAAATCTGTTTACAATAGTAAGCAAATTTTCTGTTTATTAAATATAATTATTATAAGGCATTTATCAAATTAAATTAATAGATTAATTTAATTCAATTCTTCAAAATTTTTTTCTTTGTCTAAAATATAAAAATGGGAGGAGGTTTAATGCAACTCGTAGCTTATGGAGCACAAGATATTTACCTTACCGGTAACCCACAAATCACCTTTTTCAAGGTTGTATACAGAAGACACACCAACTTCGCAATGGAAGCTATTCCACAAACATTCGACGGATCCGCCGGATATGGAAAGAGAGTATCATGCACTATTCCAAGAAATGGTGATCTCGTAGGAAGATGCTACCTTCGTGTTAAAGTAGGAACTGGATTTGCAGCAGTAGGAGCTGATGTAAGAAGACTTATTAAGAACTGTGAACTTGAAATTGGAGGACAAAGAATTGACAAACAATACTTCGAATGGCAAGCAGCATGGCAATCACTTACATACGGTCAAGCACAAAAAGATGCTATGCAAATAATGGCAGTAGGAACTGAAACCGATAATGAATATTATTATCTTCCATTAGATTTCTTCTTCTGTAGACACGCTGGACTTGCACTTCCACTTATTGCTCTTCAATACCACGAAGTCAAGGTCATAGTAGAACTTGCAGCTGCTGTTGCAAACCTCGAACATAATGGTGCAACCACAGCTATGGCAGAAGCTACAATTAGTTCTTGCGAACTTTTAGTAGATTACTTCTACCTTGACACTGATGAAAGAAGAAGATTCGCCCAAGTATCTCATGAATATCTTATTGAACAAGTACAACATACTGGAACAGAAACTGTTGTTGTAGGAAGCAACAATGTTACACTTAACTTTAACCACCCAGTTAAAGAACTCGTATGGATGTTAACTGGTGCCAATGCAACTGTATCACATATAACACTAGCTAAACTTCAACTCAATGGTCATGATAGATTCAGAGAATTAGATGGAGATTACTTCATGCATGTACAAAGATTCCAACATCATACTGGACCAGTTGGTTCAGGAAACGGAGCTGCAGCTAAACGTGCAGTATTAACTGGTACAAATGTTACACAAGATACAGGATATTACTGCTACTCATTCGCTATCCGTCCAGAAGAACATCAACCATCTGGAACATGTAACTTCAGTAGAATTGACAACGCTACACTTCAACTTACTGTTGCTGGTGCTGGTACAGCTAAAACACTCTGGGTATTCGCCCACGGATACAACGTACTCCGTGTAATGAGCGGTATGGGTGGTCTCGCATACAGCAACTAGATTGTTTGTAATAACTATAAAATATTCACTATAACATAAGTCAGTTATGTTAACTATTTGATTTTTAAAATAAATCTGTTTACAATAGTAAGCAAATTTTCTGTTTATTAAATATTAATCTAATTAATTTTAATGCTATTTTAATATTATAAGGCAATCATTATATTAATTTTTTTCTTTGTATAAACTATAAAAATGGGAGGAGGTTTAATGCAACTCGTAGCCTATGGTGCTCAAGATATATATCTTACTGGTAACCCACAAATCACCTTTTTCAAGGTTGTATATAGAAGACACACCAACTTCGCAATGGAAGCTATTCCACAATCATTCAGCGGTGAAGTTAACTATGGAAAGAAAGTATCATGCACAATTCCAAGAAACGGTGATCTTGTAGGAAGATGCTACCTTCGTCTTAAAATGGCTGCATTCACTGGAGGAGTTAATGGTGATGTAAGAAGAATCATAAAAAACTGTGAACTTGAAATAGGAGGACAAAGAATAGATAAACAATACTATGAATGGCAAGCTGCATGGCAATCACTTACATATAGTCAAGCCCAAAAAGATGCTATGTCAATTGTTTCGGTAGGAACTGGAACTGCTAATGATTATTATTATCTTCCACTTGATTTCTTTTTCTGCAGACACGCAGGTCTCGCTCTTCCACTTATTGCCCTTCAATACCATGAAGTTAAAATCACATTAGAACTTGCAGCTGGTGTTGGAAATCTTTCCAAAAATGGTGCTCTTCAAACTGCTGTAACTGATGGAGATATAAGTTCAGGAGAACTTCTTGTAGATTACTTCTACCTTGATACTGATGAAAGAAGAAGATTTGCTCAAGTATCCCACGAATATCTCATCGAACAAGTACAACATACAGGAACTGTATCACTTGCAGTTGGAACTTCAACAACTAAAAATGTAAAACTTAACTTCAATCATCCAGTTAAGGAACTTATATGGTCTATTGATGCAAAAACAGGAACTGATTTAGCATATGTAAATACTGCTAAACTCCAACTTAATGGACACGATAGATTCAAAGAACTTGATGGAGATTACTTCATGCATGTACAAAGATTACAACATCATACTGGACCTGTTGGAAGTATGAGTGGTGCAAGTGCAGCACGTGCTCGTACTTGTGGAGTACAAACATTAGGTGATACAGGATATTACTGCTATTCATTCGCTATCAGACCAGAAGAACATCAACCATCTGGAACTTGCAATTTCAGTAGAATTGATAACGCAACACTTCAATTAACATATACTGTTGCTGGTGCAGCACGTAATCTTTGGGTATTCGCCCACGGATACAACGTACTCCGTGTAATGAGCGGTATGGGTGGTCTTGCATACAGCAACTAGATTGTTTGTAATTACTACAAAATATATTCACTATAACATTATAAGTAATTGTGTTAACTATAAATTTTAAAATAAATCTGTTTACAAATAGTAAGCAAATTTTCTGTTTATTAAATTAAATTGGTAATATTATTAATAAGGTAATTGGAAAATATTTTCTTTGTATAAACTATAAAAATGGGAGGAGGTTTAATGCAACTCGTAGCTTATGGAGCTCAAGATATATATCTTACTGGTAACCCACAAATAACCTTTTTCAAGGTTGTATATAGAAGACACACCAACTTCGCAATGGAAGCCATTCCACAAACATTCAATGGTTCTGCTGATTTTGGAAAGAAAGTATCATGCACTATCCCAAGAAATGGTGATCTTGTAGGAAGATGCTACCTTCGTGTAAAATTATCAACAGCAATGACAGCAGCAAATAGTGATATGAGAAGACTTATCAAGAACTGCGAACTTGAAATCGGAGGACAAAGAATAGACAAACAATATTATGAATGGCAAGCAGCTTGGCAATCACTTACATATAGTCAATCACAAAAAGATTCCATGGGAGTAGTAGCTCAATCATCTGCCGCAGCAGATTACTTCTATCTTCCACTTGATTTCTTCTTCTGTAGACATGCGGGTCTTGCTCTTCCACTTATTGCTCTTCAATATCACGAAGTTAAGGTTGTTGTAGAATTAGCCGCATTAACTGGTGTAAAAAATAATTCAACTTTATCTAATGGAGCAGGTGGTGTAATGTCATCTTGTGAACTTCTCGTCGATTATTTCTATCTTGATACTGATGAAAGAAGAAGATTCGCTCAAGTATCTCACGAATATCTTATTGAACAAGTTCAACATACTGGAACAAACACACTTGTTTCTGGAAGCAACAATGTAAAACTTAACTTTAATCATCCAGTTAAAGAACTTGTATGGTTATTAACAGGTGCTGATGGAAGTGTATCATATGTTTCAGAAGCAAAACTTCAACTTAATGGACACGATAGATTCAAGGCACTTGATGGAGATTACTTTATGCATGTTCAAAGACTCCAACATCATACTGGACCAGTTGGAAGTATGGTTGGTTCAGGTGCTAAACGTGCACGTGAATGTGGAATAAATACATTAGCTGATACAGGATATTACTGCTATTCATTCGCTATTAGACCAGAAGAACATCAACCATCAGGAACTTGCAATTTCAGTAGAATTGATAATGCCACACTTCAAGTAACATGGGCTGGTAGTGGTACCGCTAAAACACTCTGGGTATTCGCCCACGGATACAACGTACTCCGTGTAATGAGTGGTATGGGTGGTCTTGCATACAGCAACTAGATTATTCGAATTTTAAAAATTAAAGTTTAAAGTTTATGTTTATGTTTATGTTTATATAAGGCATTAGAATTTTAATACAAAATTATATTTTTAATACAAAAATATAATTTATAAATCTAATTTTAAATATTTGGTAAAAACCTAAATTATTTTTAATTAATTTAATTAATTTAATTAATTTATCACAATACTTAAAAAAATAAACTTGGATTAAAACATCTATGAACAATGTTTTGACTTCGATTAATAGTCGTTTGTCAAATGCTAAGACATTGATTAGATACTTTCCAATAGTTCTAAAAGAAGCAATGGGTATTCATGTATTAGACATGAATAAAAAAAAATATATTGATTGTATATCTGCTGCAGGGTCTTTACCTTTTGGTCATAATCACTTTATTGCAAGTAATGCAATACAAGAATTTATTAATAGACAATTGCCAGTTCAAACTATGGATATTGCAACAGAAGTTCAATATGATTTTTTGAATACATTATATAAGTTTTTACCACACGAATTCTCAAGGGATGCAAAAATTCAAATGTGTTCGCCATCAGGAGGAGATGCAGTTGATGCTGCAATTAAATTAGCAAAAGTTGCTACTGGAAGAAGTCCAATAATTGCATTTTATGGTGGATATCATGGTCAAGGATATGCTTCATCAAGCATCAGTGGTAAATTACGAAGCAAATACACATACAGTGGAATGTCTGATGTGCATTTCTTACCATATCCTAATGCATATCGATGTCCTTTTCAGATAGGTGCAGAAGGACACAAAAACATAAGCGATTATATAGAATGTTTATTAAAAAATCCTCAATCTGGTATATCCAAACCAGCCGCAGTAATATTTGAAGCAGTTCAAGGAGAGGGTGGGGTTAATATAGCACCAAATGAATGGATACGCAATTTAAGAAAAGTAACAAAAGAATTAGATATTCCACTTATTGCGGATGAGGTACAAACAGGTTTTTGTCGTACAGGAAAAAAGTTTGCTTTTGAACACGCTGGTATAACACCAGATATTGTTTGTGTTGCAAAAGCAATCGGTGGATCAATGCCTTTAGCAGCAATTATTCATAACTCAAAGTTAGATAAATGGAATGAATATCAACACGCAGGAACATGGAGGGGAAATCAAATGGGATTTTTGCTTGGAATGAGAACTATGGAATATATGGAAAAAGAAAAATTATGGGAAAAATCACATACACTTGGAGACAAATTTATTGAAGATATGAAAACTATACAACACGATTATCCATTTATAGGAGATGTAAGAGGTAAAGGTTTGATATTTGCACTAGAGATGGTTAAACCCAACTCAAAAAAGGACAAAATAGGTTCTTTACCACCAAATATAAATATAGCTAAAAAATTTCAAGAAAAATGCTTGGATAATGGTCTTCTAATACTTAGAGGTGGTCCATATGGAAATGTTATACGAATAATCCCACCATTGACTATAACAAACGATGAAATAGACGAGGTTCTTCATATAATAAAAAAATCATTGAGAGAAATAGATTCAATTAAATGAATATCACACAAATAAAATTAATAAATACTTATAATATTTAATTTAATTATTATATATATAAATTTCTAAAAAAAATGAGAAATTTTATCTTTGTATAAACTATAAAAATGGGAGGAGGTTTAATGCAACTCGTAGCCTATGGTGCTCAAGATATATATCTTACTGGTAACCCACAAATTACTTTCTTTAAGGTAGTATATAGAAGACATACAAACTTCGCGATGGAAACTATTCCACAAACATTCAGTGGATCTGCTGACTTCAGCAAAAAAGTATCTTGCACTATTCCACGTAATGGTGATCTTGTAGGAAGATGTTATCTTCGTGTCAAACTTAGTACAACTGCTATATGGAGCAGAATTGATATGAGAAGACTTATTAAGAATTGTGAACTTGAAATTGGAGGACAAAGAATTGATAAGCAATATTATCAATGGCAAGCTTGTTGGCAACAATTATCATATGGACAATCTGCCAAAGAATCATTAAAGGTACTTACAGAAACTGCTGGACTTCAGTTTTCTAGTAATATTGAACAAAATACATCATCGGGTACTAATAGTAATCTTGCAGGTCTTTCAAGCAGTGTTACTAAAAATGATTATTACTATCTTCCACTTGACTTTTTCTTCTGTAGACATGCAGGTCTTGCTCTTCCACTTATCGCACTTCAATACCACGAAGTCAAAGTAACCGTTGAACTCGATAGTGCAGCAAATGTAAGACAAAATGCAGTAAGTCCATATATTGTATGGTCTAATACAACCGGTGGTGGAGCAGCATCAACATTAACACCATCTTCAGGAGGAGATAACTCTGGTTTATCCGCAATTAGAAATTTAACAACTGGAACTGGAGGCCATTGTTCCGGAAATATGGCTAACTCAAGTGTACAATCTGTAGCAACTAATTATATGACAGTAAGTGAAATATACACTGATGCCGCAATTGGTTCAGTCGAACTTCTTGTAGATTACTATTATCTCGATACTGATGAAAGAAGAAGATTCGCTCAAGTTTCTCACGAATATCTTATTGAACAAGTCCAACATACAGGAACAGTATCTCTTGCAGTAGGTTCAAGCGCAACAAAGAATGTCAAACTTAACTTCAACCATCCAGTTAAAGAACTTGTATGGAGAATTGAAGATGCATCTGATACAAACTTAGCATACGTAAATACCGCAAAACTCCAACTCAATGGACACGACAGATTCAGAGCACTTGATGGAGATTACTTCTTAAATGTTCAATCATTACAACATCATACTGGTGTTAGTGGTGTTCTTTTAGGTTCAGCCGCATCAAGAGCACGTGCTTGTGGTGATTACAATACTGGTGGTGGTGGTGTATACTCTTACTCATTCGCTATCAAACCAGAAGAACATCAACCATCTGGAACTTGCAATTTCAGTAGAATTGACAACGCTACACTTCAATTAACATACACTGTCGCTGGTTCAGCACGTAATCTTTGGGTATTCGCCCACGGATACAACGTACTCCGTGTAATGAGCGGTATGGGTGGTCTCGCATACAGCAACTAGAAAAACAAATAAACAAAAACAAATAAATAAAACAAATAAACAAAAACAAATAAACAAAACAAATAAACAAATAAACAAAAACAAATAAACAAGTAAACAAACAAGTTAAATAAATAATAAATAATTCACTATAAATTTTTTGAAAATTTAATACTATACATTAATGTATTAACTTTTTTATCTATGGCAATAATATAAAATGAAAGGAAAAAGTTTAGATATTCAAACAGGACTTCTTTTAGTTCTTATTGGTCTTGCAATTGTATACCTTATTTTAAATTCAAGGGAACAAGAAGAAAAACAACAAAAAGAAAAATTTCGTGCTAGACGATTAAAGAGAAATGAAAGATTCCACAATCCACAATCGGATTCAAAAATGGTTATGTTTTATGTAGATTGGTGTCCACATTGTCAAAAAGCAAAACCAATTTGGAAAAAACTTGGAGATAAACTCTCTAACAAACTCCCAAAACTTAAATTAGAAATGGTAAACGGCGAAGAAAATAGAAAGCTTGCTGAAAAATATGAAATTCAATACTTCCCAACAATTCTTTATATTAACGGAGATTCAGTCGTAGAATATGAAGGTGAAAGAGAATTAGAACCACTTACTAATTTTGCTGTATCACAATCCTAAATAAAACAAGTTTCGAATCAATAAATTTACTTTAATCAAAATACTTATAAAGTAACGTAAAGTGTAATATAATATTAAAGTAATATGTCTAGACCATCAACACCGATTGATACTGGTAATAGATATATTTTATGTAAAGTATTAAATGATGGAAATTATGTATGGGCAGTTACTATCCATACAGAACGTGAAACTCTAGAATATTATGCAAAACGCTATTTACACAATAGTAAATACGGTTATATGATATTAGAATTCCCTACTAAAATCGCAGAAAATATTATTTTTGATGATAGATTGTGTAATATCTTGAAATTTGAAAAACTGTTCGGAAAATGGAAATCTGAAAGTATTCAATAGTATAAGAATTTGATAAATCAATCACATTTTGAAGTTTCGTTTTTATGTCTAACCCTTTTAATAAGATGCCCCATTAACTTAATATCATCATACATTATAATGTGTGCAGCAATAAAATATAATATTGTTGCAAATGTCATACTTTCAATTGTTATTATATAATAATAATGATATAACCAATTGATTGTAAAACATATAACATATACGCAAAAACTTAATAATGCGGTTGTATTTAGTAATTTATCATTTTGTGTTATATATCTAAGTCCTAGATAACCATTAACAGAAAAGGATATTGTACTCAGAGCACCATATATAATTAACATTCGAACTATATTAGGTTGGGTGTAGTCATTTATAATATTTATTATTCCAAATATTGTAACAAAACCGTGATGAAGTTTTGTTGTCATAGGAAGTCCAGGAACCAATAATAAACTAATAAAATCTGTTAATGAATAAATAGTTCCCAAAATATGAAGACTTGCATTATTCCATTTGTTATACATAAATATATCTTTTAATATAAGAAGTGTTCCCGGTGTCATTAAAAATAAAGTATTGCTTTTTAACAAATTTTTTATGACATATCTTTTTTTGTATGTTGATAGTGATTTATATGGACCAATTTTATTCATAACAAATTCAACAGTTTTAAATACTGATGTAAAGTATCCGACATAAAAAATGATTACTATAAATAATGGTGGTAATGGAATTATATAGTCATTAAACATAATAAATTATTAATTTATACATTAATACTTTAAATAAGTAAACATACTATGAAAATCATAATATTTATAACTAATTATTAGGATTTATATTCAAT